GGCCCTGGCGGCCCTGGCGTCCCTGGCGGCCCTGGCGTCCCTGGCGGCCCTGGCGGCCCTGGCGTCCCTGGCGGCCCTGGCGTCGTGTCGTCGTCCTCCGGTCCGTCGGGAGAACTCGTTCAATATGTCCATGACGCATCGTTCCAATGGCGGTTCTGTGGCGAGATCCCACCCGGCAGGGAGCCGTCGGACCTCACGCGTGATGCCCAGCGCAGCGAGGTATGCCCGCAGTGAGGCCGTGACGGTATCGACGTCCAGCACGCCAGGATAGTCACACGCCGCCACGTACCGATCGAAGTCGACGGATCGCTTAATCCGCGACACGGGTCCACTCCCCAGGCGTGAACTGCTCGGCCTGTTGCACGTGGCGCCAGGTGCCGGGCGACGTCGGCACCAGCAGCACGTCGCCTTGCCGCAGGAGCGCCGGATAGGCGACTTCCGCCGAGCCCTTACGGGCGCGGCCATCGGGCAGTAGCGTGAACGCCTCGTGTTCCTCGTGGCGCAACACGCAGGGCTCGAGGACGATTAGCTCGCGCTGGCCATCGACCTCGAAGAACTGCGCGCCCTCCATCGTCGGCGGCGCCAGCGTGGCCAGCGCCACCACCTCATGATGATGAGTCGTGACCTCTCCTCGCGCCAGAACGATCCGGCCATGCTCTCTTAAGTCTCGTCGTGTCATGTGCGTTGCCTCCAGGCGCACAGTAGCACATTGACAGACTCCGCGCAAGCGCGTATAATGCGCGCCATGCGAATAGTTGATCCGACCACTTCACTGAAAGCCGCCGTCCAAAAGCATGGCAGCCAGAAGGCGGCCGCCAAGGCGCTCGGCGTCTGCGAAACGACCCTCTCCGCCATCCTGCTCGGGCGGCGCGATGTGCCGCGCACGCTGGCCGCGCGCTTGGGCCTCGAAAAAAAGATCGTGTTCGTGCAAAAAGCCTCTTGACACGATGCGCGCAACGTGCGTATACTCTGTTCATGGGAGTAGCGAGAGACATGAAACTGACTGCTGAGCAAGTGTGCGAAATTCTCGGGGTGTCGAAAGGCACGATCGCGGGGCTGATGACACGCGGTGACCTGGTGTCGTCTGGTGGGATGGCCAGCACCGGCATTAGGCGGATCCTGCGGTTCGACGAAGCGCATGTGCGGGCGCTGGCGAGTCGTCGGGCTGAGGTGGTCGCACGTCGGAACGCGAAGAAAGAGGCGGCAGCGGCCAGACGCGCTGCGCTGGCTGGTAGGCCTGGCGTGTCGGCTATCGGGACATCGGACGTAGTCATCGCCGAGTCCGGGTTGCCGTGGTCCAGGCTCGAACGGAAGATGGACGCCATCCTGGCATCGTTCGGCATCGAGGTGGTGTGATGTATCTCACTGAACCCCCAGAGGACGGGATCCCCTGCGTGGAGTGCGGGCGGCATGAGGCTACCTGGACGGATGGCCTCTGCGACACATGCGCGCAGCATGTCGACGACGAGGCGCTGATGCCGGTCAACGAGTGGGACGCGCGACTGGCGGAAGCCGAGGATGACCGCTGTGACCGCGATCGGTGGGTGTGACGTGGGCGACGGACATGCGCTTCAGGATCCGGTGCAGTTCTTCCGCCGCAGTGGCGATATCGACTGGTTTGGTCGGTGCTCGTGCGGGATGGTGAGCTACGACTTCGAGCACAAGGCAGGGGCGAAGGCGTGGCGGTGCCCTCTTGCTGAACTCGACGAGGAGATCCAGGAGGAACGTCGGAAAAACGAACGCCGGAATCGTGCGTTCATCGACGCGATGGCGGAGCATCACGCGCGACTGCGCGGGGAGGCGTGACATGGAGCCAGACCGAGACGAGCTGCGCGCCCAGATCGCAGTGGCGCGCGCGATTGACCGCGCCCGGGCCGGCGATGACCGCGACGCGGGCGACGAGCGCGAGGTGTTCTGTCGTCGCTGCTCGATGCGGATCGACGGCTGCGACTGCGCGGAGGGGCCGTACCTGGACCGGCCGGTGCCATGGGTCGCGGGACTGGTCGTGGTCGGCCTTATGGGAACCTGGGCGGCGTTTGCGCTCTGGATTGGCGGGCACGTGCGGGGGTGGTGGTAATGCGCCGCGATGATGCGCTGGCGGCCCTGTGCCTCGTGCTGAGCTTGGCGTCGCTGGCCGTGATTCTAGTGGTTCTGTGATGGATGAGAATGATGTGGCGGCTCTATGGAAGTGGGGCATTGTCGCCGTGGTTGTTGTCCTACTCGGGACAACGGCATGCGTCAATAACACAGAGAGACGTTGCGCTGAGTTGAAACTAGCTGCGATCGGCGCCGGTGTTGAGCCCATATTGATTGCTGGGATTTGTTCGTGGCGCGATCGCTAATGGCCGCCCTCGATTGCCTACTCGCCGGGTGCGCGTGGTGGCGGTGGTATCGCGGCGGGACGTGGACCTTTTACCCACTGGGTGGACCGTCGCTTGTCGAGCAATATCGGGCCGTGTGGAAGGCCCGCGAGTAGCCCTCGGCGGCTGAAGTGGCACGCGAATCGAGTGGGGCGCGGCCTGCCTGGATGACCCAGGAGCGAAGAGACAGCCGTCGAGGACTTTGTGTGGTGTATGGCAGCGTCGGCGTGGGTGGAGACACGCCCATCGGCAGATGGTTAGGGTTCCTCGTTCGTGGGGTGCGCTGGCGATGACGGGCACGAAGACCGGTCCTGCCCCGAGCACTACAGCGCGTCGGGAACGGTACACCCAGCCCTAAGGCCGGTTCGATTCCGGCACGCTGCCACTTATAAGGTGAAAGGGAGCGGCCACCGGGTGAGGGGTGGCCGCTGAGGGACGACCTACACCGGGCACAGGTCCGGGTCAGTCATCAACGCGGCCGAGGAGGGCCGCACGCATGGGAATTATCGCAAAGGCGACAGGTGATGGGCAATCGTTCGATCCGGCGCCAGCGGGCGTGCATCAAGCCGTGTGCGTGGATGTCATCGACAAGGGGCTTCAGGATGTGCCTGGCTTCAACGGCGGGCCTGCCAAGAAGAAGCACATGATTTCGATCGCGTGGCAGATCAACGAGCGTCGACAGGACGGGAAGCGTTTCGTGATCTACCGGCGGTACGCGTTGTCGCTGAACGAGAAAGCGTCGCTCCGCAAGGACCTGGAGAGCTGGCGCGGGCGTCCGTTTACGCACGACGAGGAGATGGGGTTCGACCTCGACAACCTCCTCGGCGTCAACTGCCTGCTCAACGTCCAGCACACGGCGCGCGATGGACGAACCTACGCGAACGTCAGTAGCGTGATGCCGCTCATGCGCGGGATGGCAAAGCTCTACCCACTGGATTACGCCCGCGAGTCGGCGAGTGATGGTTCTCAGGCGCCGACGGTGGAGCCAGAGAACGCGACGGTCACGGCGCCGCAGACGACGGAGACCGGCTTCGAGCCGCTGACCGACGATGACATCCCCTTCTGACGCGGTGCTCATGGATCGGTACGAGGGCCTTGGCGCGTCAGATGTCGGCCCAATCGTGGTCGACATCGAGACGGCGCCATTGCCCGATGCAGAGGTCTATCTCGATCCTGTCGTGGCCGCGAAGAACCTGAAGGACCCAGAGAAAATTCGGGCCGACATCGAACAACGGACGGCTGATCGCGCCGACCGGCTGGCGTTGGACTGGAACGTCGGGCGCATCGTGGCGTTGGGTTGGTGGACGGATCGCCACGGATGCGTGGCCTCTGTGTGCCAAGATGACCACGCCGAACAGGCCGCGCTGGTCGACTTCTGGCGCGTGGCGAAACACCGTCTAGTGCTGGGGTTCAATGTGAAGAACTTCGACGGGCCCTACCTGGTCCAGCGGAGTCGGTATCTCGGCGTGGTGCCACTCCAACTCGATCTGGGCCGCTACTCTCGCAAGGGCGTGATCGACCTGATGAACGAGTTGACGTTCAACGATGCGCCGGCCGCAAATTGTATGCGCCGGTCGCTCCATGCCTTCTGTCGTCGGTTCGGTATCCCTGTTGACGATCCAGTGACTGGATCTGATGTGCCGGCCCTGGTGGCTCGTGGGGAGTGGGAGGCCGTGCGGGCGCACGTCATGTCTGACGTCATGCTGACCGTGCGATTGGCCCAACGACTCGGATTTGTGCGTGTGCGGGAGACGTCGTAGATGGACACGACCGAACGACGTGTCGTGGCGAAGGTTATCGGAGGCCGGCTCGACCTCGACCCAGCGAATCGCGCGCTCTGGCGCAAGCGTCTCGCGGCGTTCGAGGGCGCCGAAGTCGACCTCGTCATCCGTCGCCATCAGCGCACGCGGAGTCTTGGGCAGAACGCCTGGATCTGGGGTGTGGCGTATCCGGCGATCGCGGAGGCGCTGGGCTACGAGCCGCAGGAGATCGAAGACCTGCACTACGCGCTCGTCGCCAAGTGCTTCGGCGAGCACTTCGATGCCAGGATGCGCCAGATGGTGCCGAACAAGCGCAGCTCGCGGCTGACGACGAAGGAATTCGGGGATTACATGGACTGGCTCGTGCGCTTCGGCGCGAAGGACTGCGGCGGCATCTACATCGAGCTGCCGGACGAGATGAGGGTGGCATCATGACGACGACGACGAAACGGCTGTCGAAATCGGAACAACTGGCGCGGTGGTTCGCGCGCCGCCCGGGCCAGTGGGTCTCTGTGCTGGACCTGGTGCGCGTGGTCCCGGTGGGCTGGCATCGCGAGGTCTACCGCTGCCGGCACAGCCTCGGCCTGAACATCGAGAACCGCGAGACGACGCGCGGCGGCCAGAAGATCTCGGAGTATCGCTACACGGGGCCGGCGGCATGATCGCCCGAACCGCCGTACTGCTCGGCTATCTCGGGCTGGTCCTGGCGCTCCAGGTGCTCCCGATTGGCGCCTGCGCGGAGGTGGTGCGATGACAGAGATGAACGATGGGTATCGTGTACGGGGATTCGACCACCTGCTCCACTATGTGACACTGCTTGTAACAGCCGGCTGGTGGTTGCGATGAGACTGAACCAACCCACAAAGTGGTATGCGACGGCCCGCGTTGATAAGAGCGGCCGTATCTCGATGCCGTGCCTCTGGGGCCCTCGCGTGAGTGACTGCATCCCAGACGATGACGAGCAGATCGTTCGCGTGGTGCTGATGGTGACCGGCACCGGCATTCGTCGCAGGCCACGAGCGCGCCGGAGTGAGACGCGATGACCGCCCTCCTCGACATCGATCCCGGCGTGCGGCCGTCCTACGACGCGCAGCAATACCACGCCGTCTACGTGACCTGGCTCTGCTGCCGGCAGGCCGTCTACGCGACGCACCCGATGCGCGGGTGTTTGAGGTGCCTACCGCAAACACATCCCGTGAGGAACACATGAGCTACGCGGACTTCCTGGCGCGCAAGCGCCGTGTGTATACCGGGGCCGGCATCGAGGCGCCGGACCTGCCATCGGCGCTCTACCCCTGGCAGGCGGCGATCGTGCGGTGGGCGCTCAAGAAGGGGCGGGCCGCGATCTTCGCGGATTGTGGGCTGGGCAAAACCTTCATGCAGATCGCGTGGGCGGATGCGTTGCGGGTGCCGACGCTCTTCCTCGCGCCGCTCTGCGTGGCCGAGCAGACTGTGGCTGAAGCCGAGAAACTCGGGATCGCGGTCCACTACGCGCAGGACGCCGACCAGGCGCGTGGTCATCGCTTGGTCATCACGAACTACGAGCGCCTCGAGAAGTTCGACCTCTCGGTGTTCAAGGCCGTCGTGCTCGACGAGTCGTCGATCCTGAAGGCGTTCGACGGTAAGATGCGGTCGGCGCTCATCGCAGGGTTCGCCAATACGCGCTATCGCCTCTGTTGCACGGCGACACCGTCCCCGAACGACATCACAGAACTGGCCAATCATGCGGAATTTCTCGGACTCCAGACGCGCCCAGAATTCCTCGCGACGTGGTTCATCAATATCCAGAACGACACCAACGGGAAGACGAAGGGCTGGCGCATGAAGCGCCACGCGGTCGAACCGCTTTATCGCTGGATGGCGTCATGGGCCGTGGCGCTCCGGAGCCCGGCCGATCTGGGTTACGACGAAGCGGGGTTTCGGTTGCCGCCTCTGCGGTTCCACGATGCCGTGTTGCCGGTCGTCGGTCCGATTGGGGATGGCCTCTTTCCAGAGATGGGCGCGAAGGGGCTGTCTGGGCGTCTCGCGGCACGGCGCACGTCACTGGAGGACCGTGTGTCGACTGTCGCGAGCCTCGTCGAGCAGCCTGGACAGTGGCTGTTGTGGTGTGGGCTGAATACGGAGAGCGAGGCGCTGGCGCGGGCGATTCCTGGCGCCGTGGCGGTCGACGGCTCCGACAGCTACGCCGAGAAGGTGGTGGCGGTGCAGGGCTTCGTCGCAGGGCAGATTCGGGTGCTGATCTCGAAGTTGAAGATCCTCGGCTACGGCATGAACTTCCAGCACTGCCATCAGATGGCGTTCGTGGGGATCTCGGATTCCTATGAGCAGTATTACCAGGGTATCCGCCGCTGTTGGCGCTACGGCCAGTTGTCGCCTGTGGACGTCCATATCGTGGTGTCAGAAGCGGAACGTCAGGTGGTCGAGAACGTGCGACGGAAGGAACTCGCGGCCTCCGCGCTCGCGGATGGGCTACTCCAACATTTGGCGGTCTTTGAACGAGCGGAGGTGTGCGCATGACGGTCTCTGGCGACGGGTGGCGGCTGACGGAAGGCGACTGTATCGACGGCGTGAGTGGCCTCGCCGCCGACAGCGTGGACCTCTCTGTGTTTTCGCCGCCGTTTATCAGCCTCTACACCTACACGGCCAGCGAGCGCGACATGGGCAACTGCGCGAACGCGGCCGAGTTCTTCGAGCATTTCTCGTTCCTGATCGCTGAACTCCTTCGCGTGACCAAGCCTGGCCGGCATGCCTGTGTGCATGTGCAGCAGGTCGCGGCGATGCTTGAGCGCGACGGCTACATCGGCATCAAGGACTTCCGCGGCGATACGATCCGCGCGTTCCAGGCTGGCGGGTGGATCTATCACGGGGAGGTGTGCATCGACAAAGACCCACAGGCGCAGGCCATTCGCACTAAGGCGAAGGGGTTACTGTTCGTCCAGATGCGAAAGGATTCCTCATGGTCGCGGCCGGCGCTCGCGGATTACATTCTCGTGTTTCGCAAGCCTGGCGAGAACGCCGTCCCAGTCCAGCCGGACATCTCGAATGAGGACTGGATCCAGTGGGCTCGGCCGATTTGGTATGGGATTCGCGAGAGCGATACCTTGCACGTGGCTGAAGCGCGTGGTGACGACGACGAGCGCCATATTTGCCCGCTCCAACTGGGCACCATCGAGCGGTGCGTGCGGCTGTGGTCGAATCCTGGAGAACTCGTATTGTCGCCGTTCGCGGGCATTGGGAGCGAGGGTTACGAGGCTGTCCGTCTAGGCCGTCGATTCCTCGGCTTCGAGTTGAAGCCGAGTTACGCGCGTGTTGCGGCAGAGAACCTGCGCGCGGCGGAACGGGCGAAGGCGCAGGGGTCGCTGTTCGCCGAGTCGGTGCGATGACCGACGCCGACGTCATCGACGCGATCCGGCGGTGCCATCTAAAGGCGAATATCGACGACTTTGAGCGCGATCCGTCCTCTGATGTCCAGTGGGACCGCGCGACCATCGACGTCGGCGGGACGCCCATCTTTGGGAACGGGCCATATCTCCATGTGCCCGTCGTGACGACCGAGGATGAGTGCGTGGTCCGCGTCTATCCGCCGGCGCGGCTGAGGCGGAGACTCGCGAAACGATGGGTTCGGCGATGACAGGAGGAGTGATGCCCAAGCGAACACACGTCAACCGACACGACACCTACGCCCCACGTGGACGTAGACCGCAGCCACACGCCCCGCGCCGGACGTCGAGCTGGTGGCAGGATGCGCCCCGCGACGGCTTCCTCGAGCGCGCGACGAAAGAGACGGTGATCGCGCAGAGCGAGAAGCCGCCCTCGCTCGTGATGGGCTGGCCCTCGGCCACGGAATGGGAGCCGGTGTGAGCGCGACCACCACGATCCAGTGGACGGACAGGACGTGGAATCCCGTCCGCGGCTGCTCCGTCGTCTCGCCGGGCTGCCATTCCTGTTACGCGATGAAGCAGGCGCACCGGTTCAGCGGGCCAGGCCGTCCGTTCGAGGGCTTGACGAAGCCGACGAAGTCCGGCCCGCAGTGGGCTGGCGTCGTTCGAACCGTCGAATCGGCGCTCCTGGATCCGATCTCGTGGCGGAAGCCACAACGGGTATTTGTCAACTCAATGAGCGACCTGTTTCACGAGTCCGTGCCCGACTCGTTTATCGACCGCGTGTTTGCCGTGATGGCGCTCGCACCGCAACACACATTCCAAGTGCTTACCAAGCGTGCCGACAGGATGCGGTCATATATGTCGTCGACAAAAGGGGCTGACGGCGTGATTTGTCGCGTGAATGCGGCAGCGAGAGAGATTCCCAAAGGTCGATGGTGGAAGGGGGCGCATACATCATGGCCGTGGTCGAACGTCTGGCTCGGCGTCAGCGCAGAGGACCAGCAGCGCGCCGACGAGCGGATTCCGCTGCTCTTGCAGACGCCGGCTGCTGTTCGCTTCATCTCGGCCGAACCGTTGCTTGGGCCGCTAGATCTCCTGCTGCATCACGACTGGCTGACTGGTGAGAAGGAGTCAGTATCGGAGAAGACCCACACGCCGCGGCTCAACTGGGTCATCGTGGGCGGTGAGAGCGGACTAGGCGCGAGGCCGCTTGACGTGGCGTGGGTGCGCTCGATCGTGCAGCAGTGTCAGGCCGCTGGCGTCGCGTGCTTCGTGAAGCAGCTTGGGTCAGTGCCGATGATGCTCGAGGCCGAGTGGAGAGCCCTGAGTTCCACGCCCATCTTGAATCACCGGAACGCTCGGCGAGTCCCTGACGGGTATGTCCCGCTACTCATGGCCGACCGTAAGGGCGGCGACATGGTCGCGTGGCCGGACGATCTCCGCGTGCGCCAATTCCCGGAGCCGGTGTGAAACGATTCTCGGACCCATGAACGCAGGAATGGCGCGGGATTTATGCGAATACGTGAAACGATTCCGCTCCGCGTGATAAACTTGATGCGCCCTAGCGTGCGGCTCGCTACCACGCGCGAAGAGCTGGCTTCCGACCGGCCTGGGCCTCTTCTTTCTTCGGAGCGACGCCAACGGAAGGCGGGCAGCATGCACGTCGTCGGTGGTCGGCCGTGAGCGGCTGGACCAAGCTCTACTCCTCGCTCGTCACCTCCTCCATTTGGATCGCGGACGACGCCACGTTGCGCGTCTGGATCGCCATGCTCGCGACGGCGGACGCGGACGGCCTCGTCGAGGGGTCTATCCCGGGCTTCGCCAACCTGGCTCGGGTCTCGGTCGAACAAATGCGGGCGGCGATCGTGACGCTCACCAGCCCCGACACAGATAGCCGCACGCCAGACCATGAAGGGCGCCGGGTCGAGCCGTTTGCGGGGGGATGGCGGATTCTCAATTACCAGCTCTACCGGGACCGGCCGCAATCGAAGGACGGCAGCAAGGCGCCGGCCATGCGAGCCTATCGTGCGCGCCGCGCGGTAACGCACGGTAACGCGTTACCTGAACCGGTAACGCACGGTAACGCGTTACCTGAACCGGTAACGAAGGGTAACGGTCCCTCTACACGTTACCCAGAGGAGAGAAGAGAGAAGTACGTACCCCCCAACCCCCCTAACGGGGGGCTGTCTGGTTCGTTTGATCCCGTGATGGGTGCGCAGGCGGGCGCGTTCCTTCGCGGCTACCCACAGACCTACGCCAAAGTCCGTGACGGCGCGACTATCACGATGCGTGAGGCCCGCGATTTTCCAGTGGCAATGGCGCTCATGGCGGCCTATCACGACGTCGACTACCTCACGGACATGCTGGAATTGTTCCTGCGCAAAGCCGATTGGGCGCCGAAAAACGTGCCCGGGACCATTGGCCAATTCCGCCATCTCGCGCCGCAGTGCGACGCGGAACTCCGGAGGCATGGGTGGCATCGCGCGCCAAAGCGGGCATCGTCCGCGTCCTAGGATGCCTCCCTATGGCCCTTGGCCGGCCGTTAGGGAGATTATTTCGGTGCCTGGGTGGTCGATGGTGGCGCCATGCGTGATGATGTCTTAAATCGCCTCCAGCGCGTTCGCCGGATGGGCGCCGGGTGGATGGCCCAGTGCCCGGCGCATGATGACCGGACGGCCTCGCTCGCGGTGGCCGACGGGTCTGACGGGCGCGTGCTGCTCACGTGTCACGCGGGGTGCGACCTCGGGGCCGTGCTGTCCGCGCTCGGCCTCGGCATGGATGCGCTGTTTGCGGAGGGGTCGCGCCCGTCCGCGCCTGAGCCGGTCGCGACCTATGCGTACCGCGACGAGGCGAACCGGCTGCTGTATGAGGTCGTGCGCTACGCGCCGAAGGACTTCCGGCAGCGGCGGCCCGATGGCGCGGGCGGGTGGGTCTGGAACCTGCGCGACACGCGCCGGGTGCTCTACCGGCTGCCCGAGCTCCGGGGCGAACGCGAGGTCGTGGTCGTGGAGGGGGAGAAGGACGTCGACCGGCTGTGGTCGGTCGGGATTGCGGCGACGACGAGCGCGGGCGGCGCGAGTAAGGGGTGGACGCCGGACTACGTCGCGCAGCTCGAGACGATGGGCGTGACCTCGCTCGTGATCGTGCCTGACGCGGATGCGCCTGGTCGGGCGTATGCCGAGAAGGTGGCGGCCATATGGGCGCCGCGCCCGAGTCGGATCGTCACGCTCCCAGATGTGCCGGACAAGGGGGACGTCTCGGACTTCTTGGCGACCCGGTCGGTAGAGGCGTTGCGCGCGGTGTTGGCGGCGCCGTCTGTCCCGGTGGGCTGGTTGGACGCGGCGGCGCAGTTGGCGGCGATAGAAGCGGAGGACACCGAAGCGGCCGTTGGCCGGCGGGTCTATCTCGGGCTTCCACGGATCGACGAAACGCTCGGGGGCGTGCGGCGTGGCGAGGTGTGCGGGGTGCTGGGGCGCCCAGGGATCGGCAAGACCGTGCTCTTGACGCATATCACGGAAGGGGTTGCGGAGGCGGGGATGTGGCACGTGTTTGTGTCCCTGGAAATGCCGGCCGCCCAGATCGTGGCGAGGCTGCAACAACGGTTATTTGGACTCGGTCGTCATCAACGGGAAGAGGCGGCACGCGGGCAGCGACTGGATGCCGATCGCTATCAGCGTGTCTTTGAGCGACTGCTTGTGATTGATACGCCGGGGTTGTCGGTCGCGCAGATCGGCGAGCGGATCACGCAGATTATGGCGGGGCCGTGCGCAGGCGCGCCGCTGGGCCTCGTCACGATTGACCATCTGGGGCTAATCGGAGGGGATCGGAAGCTCACGACCTACGACCGCGTCAGTGTGCAGGCCCGCGAAATCAAGGAGCTCGCCAAGCGGTGGTCGTGTGCGGTGCTCCTGGCGGTGCAGGTGAATCGAGACGCGGGCGGGGATGGGTCACGGGAACTGGGCCTCGGGTCCGCGCGCGATTCTGGCGTGGTGGAGGAGGCGATGGATTACATGATCGGGTTGCGACGGCTCGACCGGAGTCTCACGCTGTCCGCGCGCGATCGGGAGCAATACCGAGACGTGATTTTCGGCAAGGTCATCAAGAATCGACACGGGGACATCGACACACGGGAGACGGCCTATCGGTTTTCGCCGGTGGGGCTGCGACTGGTGGAAGATCCACGACTGGTCGCGGAGGAGACAGACTTAGCGCGGATCGCGTCCAGTGGGGGTCGGCGGTAACGAGATGGAGAGAACCCAATATCACTGTCCGTGCGGGTGGCGCATGGCGGCGCGGTCTGACGTCAGCGCCCGTGAATCGATCCTTGAGCATGATGCGTATGTGCTGATTGGCGGACGTGACCACTTCGCCGAGCAGGACCGGAAACAGGCGCGGCGCACGGGCGAGAAGGGGGCGGCATGACGCCAGCACAGGCGCAGTTGATCCAGGCGCTCTGGGCGAACACGATCGCGATGTATCACGAGCGGTGGACGTGCCCTGCGTGCGGGTATGCGGGCAATTCGCGGTTAGATGAAGTGTGCGAGGGATGCCACGAGGAAACGTTGCCGATGCCAGAGGCGAAGGGGGCGGCATGACGTCGGTGGACGACGAGATGATCCAGTGCTGGCGGGTCAATTACGGGCTGACGCAGCGGACGCCCGATGAAGCGATGCGGTGGTGGCATGACCATAACCACGGCATGGCGCCGGCGGGCGCGGTCGCGGCGCTCGGGATCTGCCTCGAGGAGATTACGCGGCTGCGGTCAGCGCGGTCTCCTCACGATCCCCTTGTGCCTGGGATCCAGTCATGAGACCGATCCGCGTCTACGAAGACGGCCGCGGCTGGGTGGACTACGCGGCGCTCGACTACACCGGCCCACGGGCCGACGTGAGCCTCCTCGGGGATCAAGACCGACACGGGTCGCTCTACCCGGTGACGCAGAGCCGGCTACAGGGGACGGGTGACGCGGGTCGTGGGCCGCTCGTGCGGGTGGCGCCACCGGTGGCCTGCTACGTGTGCCGGGCGGTGTGTCGGCCCGGGCGCGCCCGCTGCACCCGCTGTGAGCACCGGCACCGAACGCGGGCGCGGAGGCGGTCGGCATGAGGGCCGCCCGGACGGATGCGACCGTGCCGCTCATCTGCCTGGCCCGCGGACTGCCGGCGCCCGTGGCGGAGTATCGGTTCGCCCCGCCCCGGCGCTGGCGATTCGATTGGGCCTGGCCTGACCAGCGTGTCGCGCTCGAGGTTCAGGGCGGGATCTTTGTCGCCGGCCGTCACAGTCGCGGCGCCGGACTCCTCAAAGAGCACGAGAAAATGAACGCGGCGGCCGCCCTGGGCTGGCGGCTGCTCTACACCACGCCGCGGCAGGTGGCCGATGGGACCGTCGGCGACATCCTTGCGCGTGCGCTGACACCATGACGGATCTCACACACCACGACGTATGGGTGCGGGAATGCCTCCAGTGAAGGTCGCCAGAGGCGTTCACGTAGAGATAGGCGACGGCGGACCCGTCTTTCAGTGCCACTTTTGAGGCGCCGGGTGGGACATGGCGCAGGGCGACACGCTCGGCGGCGGTCATGGTGGTCATGGCTACCTCCCCTCGTGGATGGGCTGTCCGGATAGATGCGCGATGCGGCAGAGGTGGTCATACTCCGGACGCGTGAGCCCGCTCACTACGCGCCCATCGTCAGCGAGGACGGCGGCGTAGCGAGAGGCACGCGTGTAGGGGTCGAGCTGTGACCATTCGGCGTCGGTGGGCGTGATCAGGCAGCGGGTGACGCGAGTGCCGTCGCTGCGGGTGTAGGCGTAGGTGCTCATGGCTGCTCTCTCCCTCGTATGCGTGGACCGACGCGGCCGTCAGTCCCATTACCGATAGAGAGAGTTTCGCAGAATCCGCGAACGCTGTCAAGTAGAATGTGCGAGCCACGGGAAGAATTTTAAAGGAACAGCGAAACAGCCCGGAATTGTTCAAAAATCACCCCAAGACTGACCGTTCCCGACGAAACTTTCTCTGGGCTCTTGACAGGCGGGCTACAATTCTTGGCGTGCGTTCTACCGTGACAGTGACATCGCGGGGCGGGACGGAACGCGAAGCGAAAGACCAAAGAAAAGAAGGGCTGACGCGGGCGTTCCACGGCGACGTCACGAGGAGGAATGACATGGGGCTGCGCGGACCGAAGACGGGATCGATTCATCGGTCCACGGAAACCAAGCGCCGCGTCGAGTCGGCGATCAAGCTCAGGATCGCGAAGGTCGCGCGCAAGCTTGTTTCCGCGCAGTTGTCGTGTGCGCTCGGCGTCCAATATCTGATGTGTCGGCCTGAGTCTGGCAAGGCCTACATCGTGAAGGACACGGACCTCATCACACAATTCCTGGATGGGGAGCTGCCCACGACCGGGGAGACCTACTACTACCTCACGACCGAGAAGCCTGATGCCCTGGCCGCGGATCGCATGCTCGATCGCGCCTTCGGCAAGGCCGCGCAGCCCGTCGCGAGCACCGACGTCGATGGCCTCATGACCCCGATCCAGGTCGTCGATCGGCTCTTCCCCACGGTGGAGGCGCTCCGCCAGCAGCAGCAGGCCGATACGGAGTCGGAGACCACCCATTGACGTCGTCGGCTCGATGACCAACCCACCACTGCAGGCGCCACGTATCGACGAGATGTCCTGGGTGGGCCGCCAGGCGGAGGCCATTCAGGACGAGACCCGCTATCTCGACATCGAAGGCGCTATCCGCTCGTCGAAGACCACGATCGGGCTCCGCAAGGTCATCAAGTCCCTCGTGCGCTACCCAGGCATCCGCTGGCTGGTCTGCCGGTGGGTGGAAGAGGACGCCAGCGCTCTCCTGAGACCGCTCATCGCGAAGGCCTTTGCCGATATGGGGATCCTGGCGCCATGGATCCCGGATGAGCACCGCTACCACCTGCCCAACGGGTCGTGGCTCTACGTGCGCGGTCTTCGACCAAGCCAGGACACCTCCAGGTTTGCGAAATTCCGTGGGATGACTCTTGCGGGGGTCATGGTCGATCAGGCTGAAGAGATTCCCGAGGATTTCTTCCTCGAGCTGAAAGGGCGCTTGTCACAGCCCGGGTATCCGGCCCAGATGATCTTGACGCCGAATCCCGCCGGGGACGACCACTGGCTGTCGCTTCACTTCCCAGACGTCGAGGCGGGTGCGCCCGAGAACCCGAATCACAAGCTGATTCAACTCTCGATCTACGACAACGCGCACAACCTCGAGCCCGAATACGTCGCACAGCTCGAGCGCGACTACCCCGACGGCCACCCGATGCGGCGGCGGCTCCTGTTCGGCAAGCGCGGGCTGAGCGTGAGCGGGAAGCCGGTCTACGGCGGCTACTATCGGCGGGCCGACCATCTCCGCGACGTCGATCTCCTGATGGACGTGCCGCTCATCGAGGCTATCGATTTCGGGCACCACCATCCGTGCGTCGTGTGGCTGCAGTTCCCGCCATGGGGCGGGCTGCACGTGCTGGGCGGGCTGATGGGTGAAGACCTGTTCATTGAGGATTTCGCGCCGCTCATCCTGCAGACGCGCGCGGAATGGTTCCAGGGGGCGATGACGGTCCATCAGTGCTGTGATCCGGCCGGGAGCCACGCGAACAGCCAGGGCACGCGACTGTCCGGGGTCGGCGTGCTGCAGGACCACGGGCTGGCGCCGACCTGGGTGCCGTCCAGTAACGCCCCGGAAGTGCGGTCGATGGCCGTGCAGACGGTGGCGGGCTACATGCGGCGTCGGACCCTGCGCGGCGGCGAGGCGTTCGCGGTCGACCGGACTCATTGGCGGGTGGTCAGCGCACGCGATGCGCGGTATGCGGCGTTCTTCACGGATGCGCTCGAGGCGGGCTATGTGTGGGATGCCCGCACGCGGCGCACGTCGGGCGGGAAAGCCATCCAGGTGCCGTTGAAAGACGGGTATTATGAGCACGGTCAAAACTGCCTGGAGTATGGCGTGCTGAACTACGGGCCGGCGAGGCCCACGACGGCGGCGATAGATCGGACGCAGGCGGCGGTGGACGCGTCGCGCGCACGTCGCGACGTGGATCCGTATGACGTGCGGCGGCGACCGACCACGATCGGCGGGCGGGCCGGATGGTAGATGGCCCGAGACAATCTCGTGGCGCTGATTCGGGCGCCGAAGCCGGAAGGTGAATCATGATGCGCCGCTGCGACGACCTCTGTTACTGGCCGGTCCCCTGGCGCCTGGAGACGGTGTGGGGCTGGCTGCTCGGCGTGCTCTGGGCGCCGGACTGGGTCTAGCGGGTGCCGGCACGGGTGCGCCGTATCGTGCGACCGCGCCGGCGCATTGGCGCGAGTCCGCACGCCTACTTCAACACGCTGAAGGCGCTGCCCTCCGCGTATCGGTGGGCGAGCCTGCGCACGCCAGGGGTCGCGGCCGACTGGAACTGCGGAACAGGCCTCGACTCGATCGATGGCCTGACGGGCAACCCGCCCAATCTGGACGTCACCTATGACGCGACCGAGGACGCCGCGAAGGCCCTCTGGTCGACCGACTATAAAGACCTCCAGCAGCAGGTTAGGGTCAACCTCGATCGCGCCACCCCCCAAGACGTGATCCTGACCTGGGATGTGATGTATGACGCCGGATGGGCGCTCGATGATTACGGGGGGAATGTCCAGCACGCGAACTTGACCCACAAGTCGTATCAAATCTCTGCCGGACGGGCGGGGTCCCCTAACGCCGACAAGCTGTGGCTGGAGACACGCGCGCGGTACTGGACGGGGGCGGAAGGCTACGCCTGCACGAGTAACAACCGCTTCAACGGGTCCAATGTCATTGGCGTCGGCATCCCGGTGCCCACGATAGGGACCTCCGACCCCGTGGCCCCACGTGGACCAGGCGCAGAGGCCACCGACGATCGGCCGATCGCGAAGAACGTCTGGCATCGGTACGTGCATCGCCTGAAGTATCAGCTCCTCGGGTCGGACAGCTGGTGGGATGGCTTCAAGGCGGCGTACCCGACGCACACGATGGTCGATACCGACCTCTATTGGAGCTGGGAGTTTTGGATCATCACGGCGGCCGGCGGCGTGTTTAAGCGACTCGATAAGGTGCCGTGTTACGCCGTGGCCTCGGGTCAGACGTGGGACCGGATCGATCAGTGGTGGATCGAACACAACACCTCGTCGGAGATGCCTGGCGCGACCGGGACGATCCGCTTCACGGGCACGCCAGGGACGCTGATCCCGAACAACACGGCGGTGCTCCGGGGCGACGGCGGCACGCATCAAACCATCGGCGACCAGAATATCGGCGGCGGCGGGTTCGTGGATATCCCGTGCGATACCACGACGGCGGCTAATAACGGGGGCTCCAAGTCGAATAGCACGAGTGGGACCGCGTTCACACTCCAGACCCCGATCACGAATGTCGACAACGCATGCACGTCGGTAACGGACTTTACGGGCGGTCTCGATCACCTCTCGACGCCCACGCCGATCTGGCAGCGTAACTTTGTGTGTCTCACCGGGTACGGCGACCCGGACGCCACGATTCTCTCAACCCAAGGACTCTGACCGATGGGACTCTACGCACGCATCACGGCGACGGACGGCACGAAAATATCCGTCCACCGATTCGGGGCGGCGCTCCGCGAATATGCCGCTGGGGGCGTCACCCGCGCGCAGGTGATCGCGACCTTCGGCTTGACCGGGTCGGACGTGACCGAGCTCGATGCGCTCGCGGCGACCTATACCGCGATGCCGTCCGGGTCGACGGCGCAAGTGCTCGCGAAGGCCGCGTATCTGGACCGGATGGAAGACGTGTTTCTGCTCTGCGAGACGGGCGACTACACGGAATCCGTCGCGAAATCACGGTTGGGGTTCTAAGCCGTGGGGCTGAGCGCCAAGGTCGGGAATCTCACGATTGCCGCCGCGACGGCCGTCAATGGGACGCATAGCGTCACGGGGCTCAGTTTTCAGCCCAAGTGGGTGCTGCTCTGGTGGAGTGGCTTGACGGCGACCAACACGGGCACGCGGACCACGCACTACCGGGGCATCGGGATGGCCGCGTCGGCCAGTAATATGTTCGCGGTGTTCGGCTATGACGAAGACGCGGCGCCCTCGGCGAATGCGAACAGATCCTTCCGTGAGGATTGTTGCGTCGGCATCAATGCCGGGGGCACCGTCGTTGGCTATGCGGACCTGCAAAGCTTCAACACCGATGGGTTTACCTTGGAAGTGTTGGACCAGTTTCCCGCGGATGTCTACGTGAGCTATCTCGCCGTCGGGGGGACCGATATCACGAACGTCGAATGCGGGCGGTTCACGGCCACAGGCACGGCCCCCGTCAATCAATCGGTGACGAACACTGGAAGTTTCCAGCCCACGATCACGTTTTTCGTCTCGCACGGGGGCGTCACCGATCCGCCCAACGCCGTGGCCGATAGCGGCCTGATGTTCGGGGTGGCCACCTCGTCGAGCGATGAACATGTGCATTGGTCCGGGCAGAACAACGCCGGGGGCACCGGGGCCACGGCGTCGTATAACCTCGCCGGCGAATGCGGGGCGAGCAATACGAATTCGCCCGTCCCCTCACCCGTGAACCGCTTCGAGTTCGTCTCGCATGATGCCGGGGGCTTCACGATCAACCATCTGGAACGGACGGATGCGGCCCGCGTGGCGTGGTGTTCGATCAAGGGGGGCCGATGGTCCGTCGGGGACGTGACCACGAAGACGGACACGTCGACCGCGATCACGCAGAGCGGCCTCGCGTTTCAACCCGTGGCGGGGCTCTGGGTCTCGGCCGGGAACGCGGCCACGACGGCCGATGCTGCGGGGGCCGCGCATGACACGTGGTCCGTAGGGGCCGCGACCTCGGCATCGGAACGGGAGTGTCAGTATGTCGATTCCCGTGACGCGAATACGACCATGTTCATTCATTGCGCCGCGCGTCAGGATTGCGTCTATATCAACGCCGATCCTGCGAATACGGCGTTCACGTTGGAAGGGCTCATGGACCTGACGTCGTTCAATATCGACGGCTATTCGGCCATCATGGACGATGCGGATCCGTCCGCGGCGTTTGTGTGGCACGTCCTGGTAGGAGCGGACGCGGCAGCCACGGTGTCGCGGCGTCCCTCGTCACTGATGGTCACTGGAATAGGACGCGCATGAATACATTCGACCCCGCCGCCACGCCGGCCGATCGCGTCCAGGCGGTAACGGCCATGGGCCGGACGCTGGCCGCCGATGACGCGCCCATTCTGATCGGACCCTGGCGCTCGGAGGTGGGTTTTGAGTCCCTGTATTGGACCGCCTGGCTCAAGAAACTCGCGGTCTCTGTGCCCCGCTTCCGCGAGCGCGCGGTCGTGGTGACGCGCGGCGGCATGGCGTGCATCTACAGCCACCTCGCCGAGCACGCGGTCGACCTCTATAGCCTGCGGTCGGTCGTCGACGTGCGACGACAGAACCTGCGCGACCATCGACGGACGCAACTCCAAAAGCAGTTACAGCCGACGCCCTGGGATGCGCAGGTGATGGACGACGCCGCGCAGGCAGCCGGGGTCGGCCTGCACTACCACACCGTCCACCCGGCGTGGATGTACTGGTCCCTCTCGCCCTATTGGGACGAAGTGGCGGGACTCCAGCATCTCGCATCGCTGACCGACCATGCGCCGCTGCCGAAACCGAGCATGCAGGGGTCGCCGCTTCCCCCGCAATACGTCGCGGTCAAGTTCTATCACCGGGCCACCTTCCCGTTCTTCGATGTGCGGCATCGGAAGACGCTCGCGGATTTCGTGACCCGCACGGTGAGCACGATTGCCGCGCAGATTCCAGTCGTATGGATCCAGTCGTCGCCCGAGCACGACGACCACGCGGACATCGGCATCGAGGGGCCGAATATCTCGACGCTGGCGATTGCCGAGCCGGCAGTGAATCTCCAGGCGCAAGCGACCGTCCTCGCGCACGCGACGGCGTTCATCGGGGTCTATGGCGGAATGGCACAGTTCGCGCTTCGGATGGGCGTGCCGAGCGCGTCCTTCTATCTCGAGTGGGGCGGCACGGCCCACGCGCATCTCGCGCTCAGTTCCGCGCTGAGTAAGCGCACGAAGACGGAGTTCCTCGTGGGGAGCGTGGACGATGTCCACCTGTGGCGGCAGCTGATCACGACTCCGCGTCCCGTCGCGCCGGCACTCCCGGCCGCGACGCCAGAGGCGCTCGTGGGGTGACGCGCCGACCGTGGCGCAGTTGCGCATGGTGCGGATGTCCGTATCGTGTGGATCAGTGTCCGAATGGGTGTGAACAGGCGGCGACAGATGGCACAGACCTCAGGGGTGTTCCCACAGTTGACGGGCGGCAGATCGACGACGAAGAAGGGCGGCCGGCGCGGCTGCTGACGCATGCAGACGATCGATAAGTGGTGAGGAACAGGAACATGGATATGCTCATTGATCCGGCATGGGTCGCGGCGTACCACGACCGCGGCTACGGGCATATTCGCGACGTCTTTACTGCCGATGAGGTGGATCAGATGCGCCATATCGCCGATGGCGCAAAAGACGGACGCGCGTGGCGTGGACCCTGGCTCACGCCTGGGCAACAGGTCGCACTGCGAACGGAACATGGCGTCCATGGGAGACCGCCAATGGATCGCTTGTGCGTCAACGAGCGCCTCATCGCGCATCTGACCGCGGTCATGCATGGACGCCACCCTGTGATCGATCAATCCACCGTCGTCACGAAACCGCCAACAATCGGGCAGCCGTTCCCACTCCACCAAGACGCGCACTTTTATGGTCAGAAGATTCAGGATTACGCCATTGTGACCATCGTGCTGGATGCCTTCACGGACGACAACGGCCCGATTCGGTTCTTGCGAGGGTCACATCGTCGTGGACTCATCAAACACACGCGCGAGCATGGATCGAACAAGCCCGGGCTTCCACGGGATGAGTACAACCTCGATGACACGGACGTGGTCCTCGCCAACGCCGGCGACTGTCTCGTCTTTTCGGTTTATACCGTGCATGGCTCTGCACCTAACACCAGTCCACGCGCGCGGCGAACGATTCGTGTCGGATATCGCCCACAATAACCGCGATGGGACGCACACTCGGGCTTGACCACTCGGCGTTTCTCGCTCTCGTGCGAGCCGGCGACAACGTGCTGGACATCGGCGCAAACGTGGGCGACTACACGCTGCGCTACCTCGAGGCCGTGGGTCCGACCGGGAGCGTGACCGCGGTGGAACCGATGCCAGAGGCCCGGGCGGAGCTCGAACGACGGACGCTGGAATACGCCCGTGGCCAGACGACGTTGCGCGGCCAGACGACGATCGTGGCAGCGGCGATTGGGGCCTGCGCGGGGCTGACGGCGCGGATGTACCGCGGCGAGGATGGCCGCCATGCCAGTCGGTGGCCGGCGAATATCCCGCGTCTCGTCGCGGGCACCGTCGATGTGCCGACGACGACGATCGACGCCCTGGTCTTGCCGACGACGCGGGCGATTAAGATGGACGTGCAGGGCGCGGAGGTCGAAGCCCTCCGTGGCGCGCCGACCACCCTGGCCCAGCGACACGACATCGCGTGGTGGGTCGAACTCTGGCCGCATGGCCTGGAGACGGCGCAGGCGAGCCTTGACATCCTGGCGGATCTCTTCGCGTCGTCCGGATGGCGTCCGGTGTATGGGTGGGAGCCGGTGCGGCACGCGTTGCGTGGCGGCACGCAGTGGTCACACGCCGATGTGCTCGTGCAGCACGAGTCGGCGTGGATGAAGGTGAGGTCCGCATGAAGATCGCTGCCACGTGGCCAGCGAAAACGGGAGATAGTTGCGCGGACTTCTTTGGCACGTGCCTCCGCGCATTCGATCCGGACATCCCCTCGACCGCGTCGGTCTTGGAGATTGGGTGCGCCGAGTACGACTGGCTCACGCCCGCGCATAGGGCCTGGCCCGAGATGACGCTGATCGGGATCGACTGGCGCGGGGTACAGAAGGCGCCAGTGGGGGCGCGCGTGGTCGAAGGCGACGCGAGGGATCCGACGCACTTTGCGCCGGAGTCGTTCGACTGGATCGTGAGCATCAGCGCGATCGAGCACATGGGACTCGGCCATTACGCCAAGGATCCGAAGGACGAGAACGGGGACGTGCGGGTCATGGCGAACGCCTGGCAGTGGCTGACGCCTGGCGGGTACATGTACGTCGATGTGCCGTGGAACGCCGGGGTCAACGCCTATCAGGTGTGCGGCACCAGCCATCGCGTCTATGACGACGCGGCGATCGCGCGGCGGTTCCTGGCCACGTCTGACACGATTCGGTGGCGCGGCGTCTGTACGCGGAAGCGCACGCAGACGCTCCTGATGGACACGCCGCGGCTGTCGGGCGGCGAGGACTTCTACTACATTGGACTCTGGCTCCAGAAGCCGAGCGGGGGCTAGCACGATGGCATCACGACGCACGGCGACGACGGCCTACGACCTGCCGCAACGCGCGCTGAAGGGGCAGTGGCAGACCTACGACGATATCGGCCGGTGGCTCTGCGAAGAGATCGACTTCGCGATTAGTGCGCGCGGGCAGGCCGCCGATGAGATCCGGTACGCCTGGGCGCTCTATCAGCAGGACCGCACCCGCACGAACCGTCTCCCCTGGCCGAATGCGGCGGATCTGACGTCGCCCTTCGCGGCGGAATACGTCGATGCGCTCCACGCACGGCTCATGACGACCATCTTCACCGAACCGGTGTGGACGGTAGAAGGGTGGGGGCCGAGCGCGGCGCGTGCGCCCTATGTCGAGGAGTTCCACCAGCGCGCCCAGGAAGACGAGCGCATGCAGGGCTACGCCGATGAGTGGTTCATGCGCGGCCTCGTCGAAGGGGTTGGGATCCTTGAGGTGTCGGAAGCCGTCGAACTGCGTCGGGAAGTGCGCCGCATCAAGGCCGCGTTGAAGCGCGACGAGATGACGGGCGATCTGATCATGGGTCCGGATCACAAGCCGGTCTTGGAGGTCGATGCCGACGGCCGGTATCGCGAGGTCGACGATGACACCCCCGAGCCCATGGCCGAGGTCGAGATCGATGCCTGGGAGCCCGTGCGCGTGGGGCCCGCCTATGACGTCGTCCCGTATCTGGACTTCGTGACACTGCCAGGCCACGCGCGAGACAAGAGCCAAGTGTGGGCGCACGCGAAGCGATTCTGGCGTCGGGTGCCGGAATTACAGGCCCGCGCAAAGGCGGGCGTCTACGACGCGGCGGCCGTCACCGCCATCGGCACGCACAACGAGCGCACGTCGAACGCCGATGACGCACCCGCACAACCCGTGATCGTCGACCAGCGAGACGGCACCGCGCAGAAAGAACTCTTCGAGGTCCAGGTGCTCGCCGACTTCGACGGGCAGGGCGAACGGTGGTGGCGGGTCACGCTCCACAAGGACAGCCACACCGTGCTCCGGCTCAAGCGGGACGATCGCACGACGCGGTATATCCGCGTGGTGCCGTTCCCGAAGCCGGGCGTCTACGACCGCGGCTATTCCACGGTGACCAATAAGCTCATGACGGTCATCGAGGAGGACACGGCGGCGCGGAACATGTACGTGGATCGGATGGCCTTCAAGGCGTCGCAGCCGATCCTGCGCCGCGCCGGGGCGCTGTGGGAGCCCTACGAACAGCCGATCGGCCCTGGCACGGTCCTGGACGTCAAGGACATGGACGAGCTGCGCCTGCTGCAGGGGATCGAGGACGTGCCCCCGTCGCTCATGGCATGGCGGCAGAGCGTGCGTCAGGACGCCGAGCGCGCCCTGGGGCAGAATGATGTCAGCGTCGGGCAGGAAACGCAGGAACGTCGCACGCTGGGAGAAGTGCAGCTCGTTGCGGGGTACGCCGAAGTGCGTGTCAATGTGATCCTGCGTCGCTGCCAAGAAGCGCTCGAGGAACTCTTCCAGGCGCGGCATACAATCTGGAAACGCACGCTGCAATCGCGGTCGGGCTCGCCGACGCTGCGGTCGATGGTGCTCGGCAAGGACGCGATGGGGATCGACGTGTCGGGCCTGGCAACCGACGGCACGATTACGGCCGAGATGCTGGATGGCATCTTCTGGGGCAAGCCCAAGGGGTCGGTCGAGACGGCGGACCTGAACCGGCAACGGCAGGACTTCAATAGCTTCCTGCAGGCCTTGGCGCCCTTGCTCCAGTTGAATCCGCAGATCCGGGCGGTGTTCAGCACGATTCCGGCGGCGCGCTCGCTGATCAAGACGGCCCTGAAGGTCAATCGCGTACAGGACGTGCAGTCGATTCTCGGGTCCGAGGCGAACGACGTGTTCGCCCAGATCGAAGCGCAACAGCGCATGCAATCCGATCCGCGCATGCAGATGCTCACGATGCTCATGCAGGCGGCTGGAGGGCCCGGTGATGGGGCGGCCCCACCGGCGCTTGCGGCCGGCCCACCGACGCCGACGCCGGAACGGCCCCCAGCGATCGGGGCCACCGTATGACCGATTCGATGCTGCACGAAGTCGAGTCCATGCTCGCTAGTCGTGGGTGGACGTGGCTCCAAGAACAGTTCCAGGCCGAGTGGGGCGCCGTGCCGTTTCTCCGCGAACTCCGGACGATCGCCAATTCGACGGAACCGGAGGCCCTCAAAGTGTCCAAGACCGCGCAGGCGTGGGCGGCGCATGACGCTGTCGAACGGTTCTTACGCCGTCCCGAGGACGCGGTCGCGCGGTGGCGGCAGGCAGCGCGCGCGGAGGCGGCGCCCACCGATATGAGTCGGCGGGGGTCGTTGTAACCCCACCATGAAGGAGTGTGTATGAGTGTCTTGCGACCCTTGGGCCATCGGGTGCTGGTGAAACCCGACCCTGCGGAGACGGAAACCGCGAGTGGGATCGTCATGCCGGAGAATCGCGACGTGCTGCCCGTGAGCGGCACCGTCGTCGAGATGGGCCCTGGAGGCCACCGAGGTCGGTATCAGGCGCGGCAGCGGGCGATTGACGCGTGTCTCGCCGCCTATCTGGCCACGCATCCGGACCACGCGTCGGAACGTGTCGTCATGGCCGCCCTGCAATGCCT